AAAGACTCATCAACATCAAATTCTTTACAAATTTCAATAGCTTTATCTTTACAATGTTCATAAAATTGTTCAGATAAATAATCATTTTCTTTTTCTTGCATGACTTGATCTGGTAATGGGTTATCAATCATTTTTGTAAGTTAAATCTAGTTAAAATCTTTGCTTTACATAAATCATATTCTTCTTGAGAAATAGATTTATTTTCCCTATAGGTATAGTTTTCTTGTATTGGCATATGTGCAGACATTTCATCTAAACAATACATCAATACTTTGTAATCATTTTCATTTAAAACTAGAAATTCGTCTAGTTGTATGTCATCAGGATAAATTCTTTTCATAATGAATTTTGTAATTTGGAAGGTACTGGACTTACATAAATTTACCCACCTAAATCTGACAATTTAGGATTTAATGCCAGTGAATTAATTAGTGATTATCATGAGAATTTCTCATAGCTTTCTTAAATCTTTTTTTAATTTAGTTATTTTTGTAAGAACATTTACTTTTTCTTCAATAGTTAAATCTTTTAATTTTTTCAAACATTTTTCTATTTCACTTTCAACTGTCTCTTTATAAGATTTTATCTCTAAAGCATTATGTATATCTGGTACAACTAATTCATCATAAATCTTGTTATACCATCTATTTGCAGTTGCATTTGATATTTTAAAATGACTAATAAAATATTTAATACAATTAGCTCTTGTTTCTTCTCTATCAAGATAATCTTGAGCTAAATCTTTAGCTTCTTCTCTTGAGTATTCCCATTTTTCTGTAGATAACATTATTCAACCTCCTCTAGTATTGCTTTTAATTCAAATAATGGTTCATTAACTTGCATTAATTCTTCTCCATAACTTGAATCACCCCAATCAAGTGATCTCTCAACAATTGATTCACATTTTTGATTAATAAATTCTTTTATTTCTTCAAATTGAATATCATTTAATTTAATTATTTTCATTCTTCTCCCTCCTCCCATTTAAGTGCATTATCAGAAAATTCTTGTATCTTTTCAATCACTTCATCTAAGTCATAACCACGTTCAATAGCATCTTCACCAAAAGCTATCTCTGCTATTTCATTAATAAATCTTTCTCTATCTTCTTCAATAGTCCATGATTCATCAATGGGCATATCTTCATACATTTGTTTATATTTCATTTATTTATTCTCCAAACAAGTTTTACACATTGATACTGGTATTCTCATGTAATGAACAACAGTATTCATACCATCAAAAGTTTCTGATTCTCCATTAACTTTTTCTCCTAGTGCTATACTTCTTTGACCATATAAATCTCCCTTATTGATGAGAGATTTACATGAATAACACTTTCTTTCTTTTTTGGTTTTTTTTAATTTCATAATTGTTTGTAATAGTGATTTAATCTTTTAAAAAATAAAGGATTTTCATATATTTGTAATTTCGCTTTAATCCATCTTTTAAGATGTTTTCCTGATAAACCAAACTTTCTACCAGTTGCTTTTCTTTTCTTTTTTCTTATGTTTATAATTTCATTTTTCATTTTTCTTTTCCATATATTCTTTGTAAGATTTTTCAAGAATTGCATTTAATTCTTTTCCAGTAAGTACAACAAATCCATTGACTAAATCTTTATCAACAAATTTGTATTTTTTATTTGGGTTAATTCTCATTCTTAGAAATCTCCTTTCTAAATAAATCTTCAGCTACGGCTTTACACGCTTCAAATTCAGTCATTGTTAAACCAGTAGCAAACCAAACAATATCTGATTTATAAAACTTATCTGATACTTCATCTTTTGATAGATAGAAGTTAACAAGATTCTCAACTAATTTTATTTTTTGTAAATTTATTTCTTGCATAATTAACCTCTAAATCTATATATATTTCTAGCTATTACTGGATTTTCTTTTATTATTTCATTCTCTATTACACTTCTTTGATCTATATGAAAATACCAACTTCCACTAAACCATGTAAGTGCAGTTTTTAATTTACTTTGAATTTCTTTTGGGTATTCATCAAAATAAAAACTACAACTTGATATTTTAACAAGATTCATCTGTTCTTCTTTAGTTAAAACATTAATTGCAGTTCTAACCATATTTTTAATAATGTCCTTTTCACTTGCATCAATAAAATGTTTTACATTTAATGTTTTTCTTTTTTGAACTGGACATATTAAATGATTTTCACTTTGTTCAAAAGTAAAAATAAATTCTGTAACTGTAGTAAATTCAGTTTTTGAAATTGTAATGTTTTTCATTTTTTTAGTTTTTTTGATTTAAAAATTCAATAGCTCTATTTTCTATATATAAAGCTACATAAGGATTAACCTTAATCCAATTACTTAAATCTTTAAGAGATAAACCACTTTCAAGAGAATATTCTTGATATGCTTTATTCCAATACTTAGATTTTTCTTTTGAAGTCCAATTCATAATTAAAAACCTGATAAATGTTTCTTATCTACTAAATTGTTATATATATACTGTCCATTCTCATTTAATGATTCAAAACATAAATCCATTCTAGGATTAAAGTTTAATTCATATAATCTTCCAAAAATTTCATAAATTTTAGAAAATTGTCCCTCATGATAATCTGAAGCATAACACCAGTACGCTTCACATATATCGAATCTATCAAAATACATAATTAATACTCACATTCAAGAATTTTTCTAAGCATTGCTTCATCATTCATGGCATATGCTCTACGGATACCTTGATTTTCATAGTATTCACTAGGGTCAATCAAATATTCTCCCATGATTGATTGAAAAATCATTTCATTCATGGGTTGTCCATTCATGGACTTAGGTTGTTTTTTGGAAGTGGTCATAATAATTTATGATGTTATGTAAATAGTATATACGTTATTAGTTTATATGTAAATAAAAAAGAGACTTATTCAAGTCTCTATTTGGGAATCAACTAATTTTTTTGTCTTTTTCCAACATTCATCATAATCAGCATAACCTTGACAAGTTTCAAAATATTCAGAATTAAATTGTTGCCAAAAATAATCCCAATAATCACTAATTGATACTTTAATTTTTTTATTCATTTTTTTATTCTCCTTTTAAGCTAGATATAAGTAAATCTCTTTTATCTTCATCTAAATATTCATTATGGAATCTAGTAAATAAATTATAAGTATTATTATTATATAAAATCTGCTCTCCCAATATATAGGCCAACATATTGGCAACATTCTCACTAGAGCTTAAATCTGTTGAGACTTGGCCAAAATTAGTTTGTTCATATTCTCTTATTGTTTCTATAGCTTCAAAAACTGAGCTATCATCTTCTTTTAACCATTGTTCTGCACGCCATGACCCAATAATAAAATAATCCTCATTTAATAAGTAATGGTGCAAGTCACTAATATGTTGATCTAATCCAACATCACTTGATAGTTGATCAATGATGTAATCTTTTACATCTTGTTTTTGTTTGTACATTTTGGAAAGTAGTAAGAGTACAATGTCATTATAACATCATGCTAATAAAAAACATTCAACTATTAAAAAATTCATTCAATTTTAACCATTCAATAAAATCCATTCAATTTTTACATTCAATGTCTAAAAATCCATTCAATGTCTATTAATTTTTTTTATTAGTAAAAAATTTTTTTTTAAAAAAAAAAAAAAAAAAAAAAAAAAAATGAAAAAATTTTTGAAAAAAAAATTGAAAAAAAATAACCCTAATTTCTTAGGGTTAATTATTTTTTACACTGAGGAATTAATTTCTCCTATGGGTTCCCATCTCCTCATACATAGGTCTTAATGCTTTCCTCCAGAATCTATAAGTCTTCTTTGTATTAAACCAATTATTTAATTCTGAAACTGCACGGCTTCGAAAACCACAACGGCCATCTCTTTCTGTATTTTCTCCAACATATAGAAAATTGATTAATCCAATAACTGTTATTTTTGGAATGTCAATATATCCCTCTTTGTTTAGTTTTGGAGTAGAAAACCTTACTTTAGTTTCATAAGGATTTTCAATGGTATAACCAGAGGAAGAATCCTCTGGATTATTAAAAGTAACTTTTGTTTCTGGCATTGTTTTAAATAAGAATTAAGAATAAAAATAAATAAGGTAAAAAAATAAATTTCATTTTAAATGTATCCTGATTAATTTTCTGATATAGGAGGAGAGATTAACCTCCCCTTCCTCCTGCAAATTCTTTGCTACTAACTGACTGTATAAATCACTTGGCAAAGTTATCTTGACTTGATGTTGTTTAATCTTAGGCATTATTTTTTAACCTCTTGATTAATATTTTCTACAAAATACTTAGCAAGTTCATCTTGTTTTTCTTCTGACATTTTATCTATCTTAGAAACAATTATTTTAAATAATTCTTCTAAGTACTCAATGTCATGTGAGTAAGAATTGCTTAGTGCTTTTATATTCTCTAGGATTTGATCTTGAATAACTTTAGAATCAAAATAAATCTGTAATTCTTTAGAATCGTTTTTAAGTTCTAAGTATGAATTATAAGAATTAAACCTAAAGTTAACTTTTAGTTTTTCTGTCTTTAGGGTTTGTTTGTCCTCTGTTGGGAATAAATTAATTGAGTTCATTTTGGAAGTAATGAAAGAATAATTTTTGTTTAGATTAAGTTTAGTATTCTGTATTTTCTTAAGCTGTAATTTCTCCAATAGCTAAAAGCTGATAGAAAAAATTTAAGACCATAAAAAAATTAAAGATACTAAACCTAATTTAGTTTACCATAAATATATATAAAAGGTATAGCAAATATATAAAAGAATATATTTTATACTCCTATGGACTCCAAGTTATTTTTTTAACTTCTATTCTCTTCTATGGACTTCTAATTACTTCTATATCCTTATATACTCTCTAAGGCACTTCTAAGGCTTTCTAAGGACGTTTATGGACTTGGGGGGACTGTTAGTACAAAATTTTTTTTTTAGCATCTAGCGGGTACCTTAAATATATATCGTTTAATTTTTTGGTTCTACTCGGATAGATAATTCTGGAGCTTGAATGTTAACTGTTTCTACGGATTCGCCTATTACTTTACCGAGGGAGTCTAGTATTTGAGCTGCTGTTTGTAATTGACCTTTTTTAACAGCTTTATTGAAGAGTCTTACTCTCATTGCTTGTAGTCTGGGTAGGAGAGTTTCTCTATCTTTTTGCCAATCTTCATCATTCCATTTTTTAACTCTATTCCAATCTTCCCAAGCGGTAGTTTCTGAGACTTGTTCTATATTTGAGTGTTCTATTACTAATTGGCGAGTAGTTTTACCTTCAAGTTGTCGTGAGTAGAGCCGTTGAGATCTTTTTTGAACTTCATATGCTGTTGATCTAGTTCTTTTTTTAGCTGGATTTGCTATAGGATTATTAATTATGTTCTCTGGAAAAATAGAAGAAGCCACGGACTTGATCTTGTAAAGGGTTGTTACTGGAACTATAACCTAAAAAAGCAGGAATAGGCTATAAATAGGGGGTATTAGTTGAAAATTCTGTTATTTTTAATGTATGACGGCTACAAAACAGCAAGAGATAAGTTTAAGGTATGCCCAGGGGGAGGTGTTTAATAGTGATAAAAGATTTCGGGTGTTGGTTGCAGGGCGAAGGTTTGGTAAATCATATTTATCCTGTATCGAATTGCTTAGAGGAGCTATCAACAGGCCAAATGAAGTTTATTTCTATTGTGCTCCTACTTATCGGATGGCAAAGGATATTGCGTGGAAGGAGTTAAAGAGATTAACACCGAAGGTGTGGATTAAAAGTAAGAATGAAACAGATTTAAGGTTGGAGTTAATAAATGGATCAACTATTGAGTTAAAGGGAACTGAAAATGCAATGGCATTGAGGGGTAGAAGTTTAGCTGGTGTTGTATTGGATGAGGCTGCATTTATGGATAGAGATGTATGGGCTGAAGTTATCAGACCTGCATTAGCTGATAAACAGGGATGGGCTTTGTTTATTAGTACTCCTGATGGTACTGCCAGTTGGTTTTATGATATGTGGTGTTTTTGTGGCGAGCAGGAGTGGGATGATTGGCAGAGGTGGAGTTTTACTACTGTAGAAGGGGGTAATGTAAAAAAGGAGGAGGTAGAGGCAGCTAGGGGTCAGTTAGATGCAAGAACATTTAGACAAGAGTTTGAGGCTAGTTTTGAAAACTTAACTGGATTGGTTGCTGTTAGTTTTGGAGATGACAATATTGATAAAGAGGTAGCTGATCTACATATGCTTCCTTTGTTAATCGGTTTAGATTTTAACGTTGACCCTATGGCAGGAGTTTGTGCGGTAAAGCATGACAATAACCTATATGTGTTTGATGAAATCATGCTAACAGGAGGTGCTACCACTTGGGATTTTGCTGAAGAGGTTACAAGGCGGTATGGGGTAGATAGAAGAATTATTGCCTGTCCTGACCCAACGGGTAGTGCAAGGAAAACAAGTGGGGTTGGGGTTACAGATCATACGATTCTAAGAAGATCTGGTTTTACAGTTATGAGTCCTAAAGCACCCTGGAAGATTAGAGATAAGATTACTTCTGTTAATACTGCCTTGCTTGATGCAAATGGAGATCGAAGAACTTTTATTCATCCTCGCTGTAAAGAATTGATAAAAGCACTTAGAACTTTGACTTATGCACCGAATACTGGTTTACCAAATAAAAACTTGGGAGTAGACCATGCTTTTGACGCTTTTGGTTATCTTTGTCTGCAACAATTTAACTTGGCAAAACCAGAGACATTAGGGCAGACTGCGTTTAGAATATATTAAGAACTACCTAATTCTTATCATGTATCATTCTACAACTAAGAAAAAGAAGAAAAAAAAGAAGGGAGGTAAGAAACGTAG